AGGTTGTCGAACGGGAGCCACAGATCCCATAGTTCCACGAGATCCATGTAGCCGCGCTGCGGATTCCAAGATCCGCCGGTCTGGAGGATGGAGACTCGCTCATCTCCTTGTTCGTTGTAGTCCGTGAGGGTGGTCGGGGTCAGTTCCTCGTCGAACAACTTCATGTCCATCGCCGCCTCGTAGGGCAGCGTGTACCGGTTGCCGACGTACTGGCACAGGTCCCACCGCTTGGAATTCATGTCGAAGACGAAGTCGTCGAAGTCGACAACGTCCGCGAAAGGGATTCCTGCGTCATGCATGTATCCCTCGATTTCCCACTGCTTGCCGGGGCTGATCCCGACCTTCAGCACGCCGACCGAGAACATCGCATCGATCACCCACTGGGAGATGCTTGCCTCAAGGTCGATTTCCTTGATGAGCCAGTTCAGCGCCAACTCGAAGTCGTCGGCGGTCGCGGCAAGGCGGGGATCGCGCGGGACGATCAACGCCTGCGGTGCCCGTGCCGCAACCTGACGGCGATAGATGTTGATCGCCATCTGCATGAGGTTGAGCGGGACCTTCTCGGACGCGCCCATCTCGCCGTAGTTGCTGCCGACGTATGCGCGGACCGCGGCAAGTCGCTGCTCCCGGAATGGCTGCATGCGCCGACGCGAATAGTCGACTGCCTCAAGCAGCCGGCTTGTCTTCTTTGCATCGAGCGTCAGGTCGCGCTTCTTCTTTGCCATTACCATTCCACTTTCTTCGACTTGCGCTGCTGCGCCATGAGGCGCCGCCATGCAAGACTACCCGGAAGCATCTCCGCGTCCGTTGTTTTTTGGGACGCCTTGCCACGCATGCCCTTCCAGCACAGGGCATCGGCAGTCGGTCGATCGCCGTGGTTTTCCCTTGCCCCGGATGGATCAGGGGTAGCCAATGACCTGCCGTGGATCACCCAACCACTGTCGGTATAGACGATCTCCTTGCATTCCCGCAGGGCATCGACCGACCGGTTCTGGAACTCGCCTTCGTTGAGGGCGCGGCGGTATTCCCCGTACAGGGCCCGCTTCTCGTCCTTGGTCGGCCACCAACCGGGAACAGTTCCAGCCTTGGCCGTGATCGATAGTTCGTTCTTTCGGTAGTAGACGTTTCGGTACCCGGCCTGCATCACGACATCCCCGAAGTTCCGGCCCGGTCCGGGCGCTTCCCAGACCATGTACGCCTCGTTCTGCATTCCCTTGAACCACCTGCCAAGGGAGACGGCAAGCCGGCCAAGTTCATCCGGGCGGATCTTCGGGTTGACGTACTCACCGACCTTCTCCCCGGTCAGGCAGTCGCCGATCGCGATGGCGCTGTTGCTCGAACCCGTGCCGGTCGCGATGTCCACGCCGATCGCATAGTTGCGGTCCTCCGGCAACTTCAGTCCAAGCGTAGGCCGGATCCACAACTTCAACTTGCCGTTCCCGTGTTCAGTGAACGCCGTCGGCTCCAAGGTCTGTGGATCGAATTCCAGTTCCCCGCGGACATAGGGCGGCGCCCCGGTCTGCGCCACCAGTCGGTCGATCATCGATGCATCGAAGAACAGGTAGTCGCTGCCGGCAAAGTCGATGTCGAGTTCCTGCGCAATCTCGGTGGCGTTGGCGCAGCGGCGGCACTCCCGGTCATACCACGGACTCCTCGCCTTTCCGGATGCGTCCGTGTACATCCCATCCGCCTTGACCGGATGCTGCGACCAGTGCATCCGCACCTGACGGATGTCCTGCTTCTGCGACAGGTCGTAGAAGGCGTTCGACGAACCAGCGGGCGTCGAGTTGAAGATGCGGCACCGCGTCGCGTCGCGCGTCGCGCTCAGGGCGCGGTAGCCGTCGGTCGACTCGAACGCGGCAAACTCGTCGAGCATGATGGCGGTTCTGCGGTCGCCGCGCGCCACGTCGCCGGTCGTCGACTCGCCGTCGATCGAACTGCCATTGTCGTCGTTGGACATGCGCAGCCGGGTGCGCGTCATGTTCGGCAGAAGCCAGCCGGGCATGTTCTTGTGCAGGAAGTCGAACTTCCAGAACAGGCTCTTCGGGTTGCCGGCCTTGTCGACGTAGTCCTCGTTGCGGCTGACGACGAGGAAGGACTGCCCATGCCTGAAGCGCCACATCCACTCGAACGTCACGAGGATGATCCATGACGCACCCATGTCGCGGCTCTTCGCGACCAGCAGGTCCTCGCCCTTCTCGATGCACTCGATCACCTGAAGGATCGCGTCATCCTGATACGGATATGTGATGAACGGAACCGTCGACACGGCAAGGCGCGGGTCGTAGGTCCATCCGAATGCGTTCAGGTAGAAGAGCGGGTCCTGCGCGCACATCGACAGCAGGGCGGACTTCTCCTTCGCGCCTTCGTTCCCCATCCGGATCATCTCCTCGCGGAACCGCAGGTTTGCCTGCTGTTCCTTGGGGACGAGATGGATGTGCGGGCACTTCACTCGCCGAACTCTTGGACGTGCTCAAGCACGTCCTCCGGGACCATCTGCCTGACGAACACCGGCGTCCCCTTGCCGACCCATGCGCCGACGACGTTGACCTCGAAGTATTCCTCGGCCTCTTCCTCCGTCATCCCGTCCCGGTACATCAGGATCTCGATGCACTTCGAGCGGTCGTACACGACGAACTCGTTCGTGAATTGCTGCCCGAGCCCGACGATCGCATCCTCGAATCCGTCAGCAAGCATGATCGCCATGTCAGTTCCTCGCTCCGTTCTTCCAGTTGTTCCCGTCGACCCACGCCTGAAGGACCTTGTTGTTCCTCTCAAGCGACTCCACCATGAACCTCAACTTGTCCACCTCGTCCATCAGTCGGTACGCCTCGTCGCGCCATGCAGTCCATGACTGGCTGCCGTCCGGCATCAACTGCGCGTTCGGGATGATGTTGCCGTTCATGTCGACGTGCTCGTCGCCGTGGTCTCTCTCAGAACTCACTTCGTGCCTCCTTGAGCAAAGCGTGCAGCCTCTCGACTTCCTTGCGAAGCCAGAACGTCTCGCGCATCTCCTTCGCAAGTTCGACGCGCAGGTTCTCGATCTCGGCCTTGCACTCGATGAGCAGGGTGGCCGCACTGCGCTTGCCCGGCTTGTTGTGGAACCGAATCACCTTCTCGACTATGTCCATCGCCCTCGCCATGTCAGCACCCTACCACATGGACAGCAACCGCTCCGACGCGGCCCTGTCCCGGCGAAATGTTCCCATTGACACCATTGCTCGGAGGAGTCCGGTCGTACCTCTCGGCCTTGTGCGGACTCCGCAAGCGGGAATCGAACCCGCAACTTCGCGTCATCATCCTACTTCCCTCCTGTACCCAAGTTTCCACAGAAGCCTCGACAGGTCGTTCGCCAAGTCCGTGACCGCTTGCTCGTCGAGTTCCGGGCGGCAGCAGTGGATCGCCTCATGCAACGTGGTGTCAAGGCGTTCCTGCTCACCCTGCCACGTCGCCACGCGCATGACCCTCCCGGCAGCATGGCCGGGGTCGACCATATTCCCGTAGTCCTTCAGGTTGGGGCTGAAACGAAGCGTCCAGTACTTCTTGCCAAGGCGGATACGCATCTGTCCTCCTCAGACGGCCAGTTCACTGAGCGTCGTGCACGTCCCAAGCAAGCCTCGCAGCACCGCGCTTCTTGTTGCTGCCCTTGACATCCACCGATTCCCACCTCGTGAAGAGCCTGACCCACTTCGCCCGGATCGGGCTTGGGCCGCTGCCCTTCTCGACGATCCATCCGCCGCTGCCGTCGCCCCAGTCCTGCTTGTACGTCCCGCACCGGACGAAGTCGCAATGCCTGTGCCGCACTTCGTAAATGCCGTTTCGCGTCTCCAAGTACTCGCGCGCGATGCCGGCGATGTTCGATTGGTGGTTGTGCCCCACGGCAATCATGTCTGCGCCCTCGACCCACGAATACATGCGCCTCGAATCAAGGACGCCCATCGACATCGGCGCCGATCCGCCGCTTCCGTGGTGGTACCGCAGGGTCCATGTCAGGTTCAGTCCATGGATCGAGACCCGGAACTTCACCCATCCGCCGTACCCGCCGGCACCCATCTGCGACTCGCGGTTGATCGACTTGATCGCACGCACCAAGTTCGTCGTCGGGCATGTCTCGTGATGCTTCAGCCACGCAGACTCATGATTCCCCTGCCCCATCACCGCCCAGTTGCATGCATACGGTGCATAGAACTCCGCCGCCTCCTCGATCACGCGGTCGAAGTACGCCGCCGCCAACTGACTCGACCTCAACTGACTCTTGCACTGCCGCCGGTCGCTGACACCCTGCATCAGATCAAGGCAGTCACCAAGGTCGATCACCACCGCGTTGCGCTTGAGCGCCAACTTCAGGTGCTCCTCCTCCAACTTCGTCTGGCACTTCGGGTTGTCGTGGTGCGCGTCCGACCGAATCAGGATCCACTGCTCCCACGCAGAACCATCGGCCACGCAATCGACGACATGCACGTTCCTGCCGTGATGAGTCACGGTGAACGGCAAACGCTCCTTCTTCCTCTTTGCCATGCAATCAGGCTATCGGCGCATCAACGTCATCGACTTCAACATTTCTCGAAGCCTCCGACGCCAACCGAACCCTCTCAATCACCGCAAACACCTGACTCCCGTCGTCACTCAGCCGCTCCGCCGCCTCCAACTGCTGCTTGCTCGGCATCATCTTCGACCAGATCTGACCCCAGAACTGCGCCTCGTTCGCGTTCGACCGCCTCGCCCAGCACAGCATGCTCCACGCCTCCATGCTCGGCGCATCCTCCGCCGACGGATCCTCCACCATCAACTGCTTCGCCACCCACTCCACCGTCCGCGTGATCGCACACGTCCTCTCCCCAAACACCTCCCGCTTCACCCGACCCAATGAAAAGTCCGGCGCGCCGGACTTTCCTACTCCTCCCGATTCCACCCCAACAGGTGCAGCCCCCACGTCAACAACCCCGTCCCCGCCAGAGCCACCACCATCACCTTGACTTGCCACCACACCATTCATCGCCTCCTCGTATGCCCGATCCCATGCCTCCGGCGCAGATACCCCCATCCCCTTCAACGCCTCCCGACGATCCACGAACACCTGCCATAGCCCCCTCTCAACCAACTCAGCCTTGCGCGCAAACTTGTTCTTGCGCTGCGCAATCTGCTCGTTCGTCAGTCCCATAGGCCCCACATTACCACAAGTCCAAAACGCACTCGCACCCAGATCGGCAAACGCAAATCGACATTGCCACAAGTTCAAAATGGGGTGTGGGGGGTGGGGATATATCTAGTGAAATCGATGCCCCCACCCTCGTGGATCGGATTTCGCGTTAGGTGCCTGTACGGTGCCCGCGCCGCCCGCGCCCGGTCCACCGCGTCGCGCCGCGCGCGTGTGCGCGCCCGTGCCACCTACGCCGCCGCCCGCCGCCGGGGCAGGGCCGCGCCGCCCGGTACGCGGGGGACGCGCCGCCGCCGGGTACGATGCCTCGCGCGCGGGGGCGGGGGCGGAGCAATGGACGGCCGGGGGCGGACTACCCCGCGCCCCTCGCGCCCCCTGCGCCGCTCCCATCCTTCCCAGTC